CTACTTACTGACCACAAGCGGCAAATCCAGTGTTGGCGTGATTTTGGTTTTACGATCGTAAATCAACACCTGATTTTCTGTTTTGTGTCCACTGAAAATTTGTTTGTCGCGACTGCTGCCTTCGTAATCTGAAATTCCTTTGGCTTTTATGTCATGGAAGTTGCACCCAAACGGAACACCGGCTTTTTGCTCGGCTGCACGTTTAGCCTGATTCCACCAGTTGTTCAGCGTTTTAGCTATGACCTTCCCGCCTTTGGTTGTGTTGATCACATACTCGCATGTGCCGGAAGATACATTTCGGGCTAACTGGATCGCCGTACGTAATCGTGGAGACCATTCCTTGATTTGTTTGGTGCCGGTCTTGTTTTGCTCAATGTAAATCCCTTTGTCCATAATATCCTGCCATTTCAGCTCGAGCACATCACCGAGCCTTGCCGCACAGAGATAGGATATCTCCATTGCAATACGTAACTGTGGAATTGCTTCCGCATATATCGCAGCATACTGTTCATCGGTGATGTAAACAGTACGGGCTTTAAGCGTGAATTTTCTGACTCCTTTGCATGGATTATTTTTCACATACCCACGCTCATATCCCCATCCGTATACGCGACTCAGACTTGCCAGTTCATGGTTTGCCTGGGTCTTGCTCTCAAGCCCCCGCTTATCCATGAAAATTCTTACCTGCTCAATTTTTACATTATCAGCAAGCATTTTCCCGAATACCGCCAGTAATGCCCTTTGATGTTGCCGATAATCTTTTTGGGTTCGGGGGGCCAGTTCTGTAAATGCAGGGGAGTCCATAAACATATGCCATAATTTAGCTACGGTCATTATGTCGTGGAGTTTTGCCTTTTCCAGTTCATAATTTTGCCAGACTTTAGCCACGCTGGTTTCCCGCACTCTTCCGAGCTTTATCGTTCTTGTGCTTCCTTTGGGCTTCCATACGTAACTGTAACCATTCGATCTAACGCGCGGTGGCAGTACATTATCTTTTTTGTCTTTTCTTGGTCTTCCCATTATTCAGTGCCTCAAAATCGGGTTCAGCAGAAACCAGTTCAGATACTTTTGACATTGCTGTTAGTCCACGTGGAATATCACAGCGTAGAACTATCGGCTCGTTTTTAGGCCCGATTAAAAATGGGATGCCGTGCAGTCTTAACTGGTGTTGCTGTCTTGTGTATCGCTTGTATCTTGTGATCTCTTGAATCTCTGCTGGCGATAGAGTTAATTCGTACATGTGGTCACGTGCCTTACAGCATGACCGCCGCCAATATAATTCGGAGGCGGCGATCAGGGGTGAACATTAAAAATCAACCGGATTCGGGATCAGTTTTTGTATCGTGGCTGTAACGTATTTTGCCTGGTGACGGGCATCATCCAGCGCATTGTGGCGCACGCCTTCAAATGGAATAACTGTTCTGGCATCAAAGTCGATTGTTTTTCCCAGCTCAACGATTGTGCGTACATCGCGATCGTTGCAGTAGCGCCACGGGCAGGGGATGTCCAGACGTTCGTATGAGGTGCGCAAAATTGCGTTATCGAAAGTTGCACCATTACCCCATACCTGAACGAATTTTTCATCTGAGTATTCGTTGATGAACTCCCGAAACCGCGAAAGGGCATCCCTCAGTTTTACCTGGTCTGTTAAAATGGCAGCTCTGGCTTCACTGGACTGCTTCAGCCACCATTCGATGGTTCCACCGTCAGGAACAGCCCCTGTATTCATTGCGTCAGTCAGACTGACAACGATATAAAATACTGGCCCGATTTCCCCTGTTTGTGGGTCGAAGAAAACCGCACCAATAACCACGATGGGCGCATTGGTGTTGGTTCCCATTGTTTCAAGGTCGATCATCAGGTGGTACCACACTCTGCTGGTGGATGTGATAACGTGATGACCGTTCACCGCAATTAAGGGATCTGCTGTCTCGCCAGTTTCACTATCGCTGGCGTGGTCCTGAGCGCTGCCAGCATTCTCCTTGTGTGGATGTTCAGCGCCTTCCATTTCCTTCGGATCATTTTCCTGAACTTCAACCTGATTCTCTTCATCGAATGTTTCCTGGTATGTTGCATCGCCCATCACCGCGCCACAATCAGGGCAGTTGCCGCCACCGCTCTGACCGCAGGCGGTGCAGACTTTTTCCGGTTCCTGTTGCGCTACTGGCTCAGGTTGTTTCGTTTCTGGCTCGTTTTGTAACGCATTTGGGCTGTTTTGTTCCGCTTTCTGGTCGTTCTGTTCCGTTTCTTGCTGGTTCTGGTTCACAGAATCGCGGGTTTCAATCCCCTTCACCCATTTCGGATCATTCGGGTCGCTAATCCCTGCAACAAATTCACCACGTGATGCAGCAAGCAACTTATCGGCGTCGGGCTGGCTGATATTGGCTGCCTGCATAATTTTGTTTACTTCGTCAGCGGTAACTTTTACCGGCTCTGGTTGTGCGGTCGTGTCAGACGCACCAGTATTTTGTTGTGAGCCTGAGTATGTGCCGTTTTTACGGGCAAAATATTCTTCTTTCGTGATTTCAGTAGCCCCGGCAGCCAGCGCCTTTTCCAGACCTGAAAGTTTGTTTGCACGACCATATTTTTCGCCATCCTTATCTGTGAAGAGGAAGTAGAACGGCCCCTCACGCTCTACAGATGGTTCGACTTCCACTTCGCATTCGGTTTTTTCGTTGTCCGGCATTGCCGTTTCCACTGCATCAGTTTCAGGTACTGGCGACGGGAGAGTATCAGTTGTGCTCTGATTTGTTCCTTCATCTTCAAATACGCCCTTTGTAGTCAGGTATTCAGTGATGTATTTGTTCAGTGCCACAGGGTCTTTGTGAATGTCGATCGGACGCTCACGGACAAGGCCAAAAATAGTCTGACGGTCGTAGCGAACGGCATCAGGTTGTTTGCGCATTGATGCGGAGATACGCTTCCAGTCTTCGCGATCTCTGGCGATAACTTCATTTTTTGCCCAGCGATGGATGCTGCCGTCAATGCTTCCGGCATCCACATCACCAGGCCAGAGAGCGTAGGCCAGTTCTTCATCCAGCGTTTTCCATGTCTGCTTATATTCGCGACGAATGGCAGCAGTGGCAGGGTTGATTTTTTCTGCTGAGTTTTCAGTGTGCTGTCGGTTGACTCTGACGCGGGCAAGGTCAACAACAGAAGTATACGCACCACCTTCTTTGCGCGCCTTTTCCAGGCGTTTTTTACGGTCGAGAAAATATGCCTGAACGTCGGGCCATTTGGCGGTTGGTTTTAAATCACGTCTGGCATCGTTGATGTATTCAATCTGACGTTCCGGATACATGGCGTTAATTTCTTTAGTCCGGATAATTGCCTCTGCGAGGTGTCCGTCAAAGGTCATCATGTCATCATCGCCAAGAAGCCCGCTTGCGTTGATGACCATATCCACGGTGATGTTTTCATGTGTGCCAAACTTAACGAGGACAGCAGCCTGCTTGTCGTCAGATAACTGATTAAAGTTAACAATTTCTGTATTCGGCTCAGGTTCGACCGGGACAAAGGAAGCGGATTCCTCATCCCAGCGGTTTTCCAGCATATATTCGGTATCCCAGGAGTCGATGGCAGGGCGGGGCATGCCGGGTTTATCCTCGCAGACAAGAAATTTATAAGCGCAGTCCTGAGCAGCCGGATATTGCTCCAGGAATTGCCAGGTAAATTTGGCACGGGCGCGGCGTTCGTCACCAGCTTCGATGGCAGTGGCTACAGCAACTGCACCTTCTTCCTTTATTGCCTGTTCGTCCGGAATGGCGGCGCAAATAAAGACTTTACTCATTTTGTTTTAACCTCATTACAGATTTAAGGGTGAACAAATCCCTGCCATTGCTGGCATATAAGAATGAAATCGGATGTTTATTACGGAACTGTTTTAAAGACCTGCCGGGATTTCGTTATTATCCTGGTGAATAACTTTATCGACCGGGTAACAGTTACCGGGAATTTTCTGTTCGGTTGCTGCAGTCACACACTCCTGCATTGTCCTGTGAACACTGACTGCAATATCAACTGGCTCTCCGGAAACAAGAAAAACTGTCAGAACAAGTGCAAATGCTGTATTCATTGCCAGCATCCTTTTTGTATCGGACGTAAACGGGCCAACATTGAAAGAATGCATATTTTATTTAATAGCTCCCGTTCGTGTTTTCTCTTGTTAATGGCATCTTCAGTAAATACAGGGTTACTGATAGTGACACCAATTTCAAAACAACCTTCAGACGTATTAACGTTTGGTAATAACGTTTCCATTATCGCGTCCTCAACAATGAATTTTGTGATGCGGTGCCTGGTGCTTCCAGGTGACGTTAACCAGTTAACAATTAACGCCGGATACAGAGAATCCACCCATAACACTGTTTTTGGTTTTAACTGTTCCGCGTGCGCTCAGCCGCATTCACCGCATCACAAAATTCACTTTAAAAAGGGCGGCAGAGCAGTCACGGAGTAAAACTGATACCGCCAAACGTCACCAGAAAATTGATAACAGAGGGCGTTGCAGCGGGGTTGTCACTTAAGCGTATGGTCAACCTGACAACCCGGTGTCCTCAACGGGGAAGGAATAACCCCGCCATACTTACCGCCGCGCCATTTCGCGGATTGCCACAACCGGAAGCGCACGGTCGAACTAAATTTAACGACACCGTACAGAGAGACCAATTTCGCCGTGCGCTTTCGCGTTATGCCCTGACTTTTCAGGGACATATCCTTTCAGTAAACTGTCAGTGCCGGATGTTCACCCGTGTCCGGCGCACGCACTCCACCTGACCCGTGGAGAACTCCTTAATTACCAACCCTCAGGAGGGTGAAATGGATAAAAAGCAAATTGAGGCCCTGCAATCTATTATTGAAAAACAAGATGAAGCTATCAGGATTCTTTCATATCGCACTGATATGATACTAAATATGCTTTCTGCATTAACGGCTGCGCTTGGTGGTACAAAAACAAACGTATACCGCGAAGTTGTTATTCAACAGATAGATAAATTTGAAAAAACCATACCAGGTATTAATGCTCATCTTGCAGAACAAGAGAAAGACCATGCTCTTATGGCAATTTCTTCAGTAGCTCTCCCGAAAGTTGAGTAGTTTTAATTGTTGTTTTGAAATAATCACTGCTTTCACATTTGAGTGATTTCATGGCAATCCAAATGCGGGCCTCTGTGCCTGCATTTGGTTCCAGTTGCTGTAGACGTTTTGCGTCTTCCAAAAGTAAGGCGATAATGTGTTTCAGCTTCTCATCATTTGCTTGATTCTTGTTTTCAGGCGAATTCTGTCCGCCGAATAGGCGCTTCTCTTCATACAGACCTATAAAGGCACGACGCACGTTACCGGATATAGTATCGATGGTTTCCTTTTCTACAGTACTCAGGTCAAGAGTCGCCAGTTGAGAGCGAACCACATTCGCTGCCATTTCCTGGAATGGCATTGGTAAATCTTTAAATTCCATTATTAGCCTCGTTGGTTAGCTATTAACGTGGGTATGTAACCATTCTGGCAATGCTTAATGCCGCTGCTTTTTCCAGCCTGGTGATATCCTGCTCCAGAGCGGACAGATTTTCAGCCTGCTTAGTCCTGGCTTCATTGGCCCATTTCAGATCCTGCGCTGCATTAATTTTCTGGCGCATCCACTCATAAAGTTCATCATCGGTATAGTCTGGCGCGATGATGACGGGTTCTCGTTTCTGCATACTGATTCCTCGCGGTGCTATTTCGCTTATCAGCCGTTAGATTTTCCCGAACTGGAAAGCGCCTGTTTAAATTCACTGAAGCTGAGAGCTTCTTCGCCTTCGGCAATACCATCGAAGTATTCTTCGTAAGCCTTTTCCATGATTGTGTCGAAATCCATATCACTCACCTGAGTTTCTTTCCAGCCAGCGACGGGCACCATTTTCGGTTTTAAACGTTTTGCTTCTGGTATACGTCATCGCGGTAAACGTGCCGTCCTGGTTGGGAAACACGCCGTACACCAGAGATTCGTTGTTGCCAAGATCGATAGTATCCATGCTGACCTCATTTCCCCTTAACGCTGGGGTAGCGGAACTAAAAACCTGCTGCGCTGTTATACAAAGTGTTCCCGCCGTCATGTTCATACGCCTCGGGCTGGCTACTTACCCCCTGACCACTGCTTGGTAACTCGAAGTATTGCCCGGCGTTCTGTGGGGCGGGGTGGGTTGGTATGTTGTTAAGGTAACAAGAGTTACCTTTCGAGTCAATACAATGTTGCAAAAGGTACATTTGAGGGCATAAAAAACCCGCAATGAATGCGGGTTCTGACTCAGTCTAAGTATTGATGTATTTGTGAAACTTTACCTTTAATGGTGTAACCACCATTCAGTTCGATGGGTTTGTAAAGCGGATTCAGTGACAACAGATAGATGTTTGGTCCGTCAATCGCAACTTTTTTTAGTGTTACGTTTGGCGTTCCTTCCAATTGGATTAAGATTATTTTTCCCACCAGTTCTCTAATGTTACTTGAGCATGGTGTGATCAGCACGGTAGATCCGTCGGGGATGGTTGGGAGGCCGTTAGAGTTTGTCATCGCATCTCCCTCAACATGCAATAAAAAAGAGTTTTCAGCGGTTTTTGTCATGACATCAACCCAATTCTTAATACCAGGAATCTCGGTTACTGGACAACTCATATCCCAATAACCAGCCTGTTCCCACGTTAAAACGGGCAACCGGGCGATGTTGTCACTAATGTAAGGGTACTGATTCAGACGCAGATCATCGGCTTTATCGTGACCGTCCTTTCCATAAAGAATCCATTCAGGAGATTTGGAAAGCAATTTTGACAGTAGATACAAATTCTCACCGTCAGGTTTTGAAGAGCCATTTTCCCATTTTGTTACGGATACACGAGATATGCCGATTGCTTTCGCAACCTGCTGTTGGGTTAATCCAACGTCTTTTCGACGATTCCGAATACGTTCGCTGATAGTGTTTTTCATGTAACCAATGTTACTACCAAGTGATGTTGCTATGGTTGACATTGTTATGTAACTATTGTTACCCTTTTGCTCGAAATAACAGGAGAGTTTTATGTTCAAAGATGATGTTCTGCGCTATTTCAAAAAAAAGCGACTAGTAGCTGAGGCTCTTGGAATTTCACATGTGGCTGTTGTGCGGTGGAAAGCAGTTATTCCCAAACTTCGCGCAATGGAACTGGATGAAATTACTAACGGTGAATTGAAATACAACCCAGAACTTTACAAGAAGCAGGATAGCACCTCAAACGAAGGAAAGAATGATTCATGAAAATCAAGCATGAACACATCCGCATGGCGATGAATGTCTGGGCGCATCCGGACGGCGAAAAAGTACCGGCTGCGAAAATTACCAAAGCGTATTTCGAGCTGGGAATGACGTTCCCGGAACTGTATGACGACAGCCATCCGGAAGCCCTGGCCCGTAATACCCAGAAAATTTTCCGCTGGGTAGAGAAAGACACCCCTGATGCAGTTGAAAAAATTCAGGCGTTGTTACCAGCGATCGAAAAGGCAATGCCACCTTTGCTGGTGGCCAGAATGCGCAGCCACAGTTCAGCTTATTTTCGGGAGCTGGTGGAGACGCGGGAGCGACTGGTGAGAGACGCTGATGATTTTGTCGCAGTGGCAATCGCCGGTTTCAATCAGATGAACCGTGGTGGCCCGGCAGGAAATGCTGTGGCAGTACATTGACTGACAATAGCCATGTCGAATCGCTTCCGGCAACTCGTGAGTAAAAAGATTCGGTATCAGAAGAGGTGAGTATGGCTAACGCCTGGCTCAGATTATGGCATGACATGCCAAATGACCCTAAGTGGCGAACAATTGCCAGGGTGTCAGGGCAGCCAATTGCAACAGTGATGGCAGTATATATCCACCTCCTGGTGAGCGCGTCACGAAATGTCACGCGAGGTCACATTGATGTCACGACAGAAGATTTGGCAAGTGCGCTCGACGTGACAGAAGAGGTAATTGATTCAATTTTGCAGACGATGCAGGGGCGGGTACTTGATGGTGATTTAATCACTGGATGGGAAAAACGCCAGGTGCTGAAAGAGGACAACGGCAATATTTCGCAAACCGCAAAATCTCCGGCAGAGCGCAAGAGGGCGCAGCGAGAGAGGGAAAGAAAGCGGGAACAAAATGGCGATTGTCACGGCGAGTCACGAAATGTCACGCACATGTCACGACGAGTCACGACAGATAAAGATACAGATAAAGATACAGATCAAGAAGATCAAAACACTATGGTCCATGGCGTAAAAAACGCCACGAACCAGGCAGGGGATGTTCAGACCGTCAATCTCGGTCAGCCAGCAGGCACGACACCGGAAGCCGATTCAGCGTATGCGCTGAAAGCCGATTCGGGCGCTGTGCAGCAGGTGATGACCGCAAGGCAGGAGCAATCACACCAACTTCAGCAGCCTGAAGCCGATTCCGCCATTCAGCGGGAAGCCGATCGGGTAGTCCCGGAAAACACCGGTCAGTCTGTGGGACGAGTGGATTATCCGGATGTGTTCGAACAGGTCTGGCGGGAGTACCCGTTGCGTGCCGGAGCAAACCCGAAGAAATCCGCTTTCAGTGCCTGGAAGGCCAGATTACGCGAGGGGGTGCCACCAGAGGCCATGCTGGATGGCGTGAGGCGTTACGCAAGATACCTGGCGGCTACCGGGAAAGCGGGAACGGAATTTGTTCAGCGAGCGACGACGTTTTTTGGACCGGACCGGAATTTTGAGAACCCCTGGTTTCTCCCGGTAAGCGGCACGAACAACCAGCGTTGTGTGAATCATATTACTGAACCGGATAACGAAATTCCGCCGGGCTTCAGGGGGTAAGTGTTAATTTCTGGTCATGAGGTAATTTTCAGGAGGGCTTGTGGCAAAAGTTTTTACACAAGAAGAGCGGGAAAAAATTAAAGGGCTGATCGTGGAATTCGTACGCCTTAACGGACGAGGCACGATTCGGCAGTTATCGGATGAAATTGGTGTCAGTCATGCGTCTGTCGGTCGTTTATGCATGGAGCTGGCCGCCAGTGGTGATGTTTACAATTCCGGTTACGGAGTATTCCCGTCTGAGCAGGCGCGCAAGGACTGGCAAAACGCCCGCAAAAAACTCTCAAGGGCAAAGCTGAAGAAACCATCTGTGGTTGATCCGGACCTTATCTGGCTATTACCAGACGGCGAAATACGCCGCTACGACAGGCGCCTAAACATAATCTGTCGCGAGTGCCGGAAGAGTGAAGCTATGCAGCGTGTACTGGCTTTCTATCAGGGTAATTTTCAGGAGACGGTACTGTGAGTGAAATTAGCTATCAGGCTTCAATTACCGCTGGCATTCGCATCAAAGGAGAGGAGCATGGAAATAAAACCAGAGGATGAGTTAAGCAATATCGTTTTATTTCCGGTAAAAGAGGATGACCCTCGTAATCAGGTTAATTTTCTTTATGAGCCATCGGAAAGACCATATTGTCATCACGCCTCTGTCCGGGTTGACGAAAAAGAGCGTCAGGTCCGCTGTAAAATCTGCGGTGCAGTTGTGGAGCCATTTGACTGGATGCTCTCTGTGGCGAAAAGAGAAACCAGGCTGGCAGATGATGTAAAGCTATTGCGCCAGGAGGAACAGGAAAGGCGGAAAAATATAGAAAAGTTAATTCAGATTGAGCGTAACGCGAAAGCGCGGATACGCAGGGTGACAAAATCCAGAACTGAATAAATAAATTTAGCGCTGTAAATAAAATCTAATCCTTAACTGGAGGTATATTTATGTTAAATACACAGAAAGCCATTAATGCGGAAAAATATAACGAGTGGGCAAGAAAATTCTCTGAGCAGATTTTTAAAATTACTGGCGATGAGAATGCGGCAAAAAATGAATTAGAACCGTGGACGCCTGAAGGAGCCGACCCAAATTATTGCTGGAGGGAGGTTGATCCAGTTGATGCTGCAAATGAAGCTATGAGTTATCACAACGATTAATGTCAGGAGGCCGCCCGAAAGGGCGGTGATGAATGGTCACATTATTTAGAAAAAAATATCCGCGAAAGAGTAGAACAACAGAATTTCTGTTTCTCATTCTGTTTATCGTGTTGATGATACCGATATCCCCGTTAATCCTAGTCTGGATAATCGGAAAAATAATTGAGCCAGTTATTGAATTGTATAACGACGTGGTATGGGCGTCATTCAACACACTGCACAATAAAATTAATCCGTATAAGGAAAACTGATATGGCAACTTTGACAAAAAAAGAACGGGCATGGTTGAACGAATTACAGGAAGTTCTTGATCGCTGTCCATCACCGAAAAAAATTGGCTTTTACACCATTGGCGATAAAAGCATTTACCTGTATGACCTACGCCGCATGGATGAAATCATGGAGGCTCTTGATAATCGTTCGTCGATGGATTGGTGTGTTGCTGTTCATGATATGAATGCAGGGTTTGATGAAAAGATTTTGTTCCCCTCATCAGTTGAAAGCACTGCGGGTTAAGGAGTAACACATGACCACTATTACCAAAGAACGTATTGAATTGTTCATTAAAAATCCGCTTGAAAACGGGCTTACCCGTGGTGAACAAATGGAACTGGCACGGATTGCGCTGGCATCGCTGGAAGCAGAGCCGGTGGCAAAGATTATAGCTCATTACCCATTAGGGGTTGACGTAGGCAAACAAAAATTCGTACAGGCCATTAGAGAGCTTCCTGACTTTGGCGGATATCTATTTGCCGCCCCTCCAGCGCCGATAGTGCCGGAAGAAATGTATTGGCAGGATGCGCCAGTTGAAGGCAGCAGCAAAGCGGCTGCATACGCTACAGGCTGGAACGATTGCCGCGAAGCCATGCTTCAGTCCGGAAACTTTCGGGAAAATAAAGATTCGTCAACCAATAATTTTCGGAAAATCCCGGAAGCGTCAACCAGCTCTCCGGTAACTCCGGCTCTTCTGCCTGGTGGTTTCACCATTGAGGAGGCGAAGGAATTACATGAAGACCTGGTACGCAGCCACATAAGCAAGGCCTTAAGTGGCGAAAAGATGAAAAAGAAAGATCGCGATGCTGATTTGCGCTGGATTCATGGCGTTATAGTTCAGGCAGCGTGGTTTGTAAAAGCATCACTGGAGCAGAATGCACTATCGGGCAACTATCCGGTAACTCCGGATAGTTGGATAAGCTGTAGTGAGCGAATGCCGGATACCAAAACAGCCGTTCTTGTTGCCAGGGATTTTGGCAGGAAAGGTGACTGGCGAATGAAATGGGCGACTTACATCCCGGGGCATCCTGACGCTAATGATGGGTGGATAATACCTGGTGCGTCGTGGATACCATCACACTGGATGCCTCTACCAGAACCGCCGCAGGAGGTGCGCCAATGAACTGGCCTGAAGCATTTGCAATTACAGGCGTTGCTATGGCTATCGCTTTTTTAGTATATGTTATTTGTCGGTGGGGGTAAAAACGTTCGCCGGGATTAACACCAAAGGAGGGAATATGTCGGATGATATATCACTGGCAATGGAAGGTGCGCTGGCTGTTGTTGCTGTTGTGGGCGTTTACTGCCTGGTTGTGTTTTTGATGGATCGACTAGGGAACTGAATTCATTACGATATGGGAATTCCCATATCGGGTAAAAACGGTTTGCGGTAAAGCGAGAGTTAAGTAGAATTGCTGCGGGTGCTTGAGGCTATCTGCCTCAGGCATGAACACCAAAAGGCAGATAGAGAAAAGCCCCAGTTAACATTACGCGTCCTGCAAGACGCTTAACATTAATCTGAGGCCATATCTATGCGACACATAGAGATTAGCCTCTTACGGACCGAAAGGTCAAGGAGAAGCAGGCTATGAAGCAGCAAAAGGCGATGTTAATCGCCCTGATCGTCATCTGTTTAACCGTCATAGTGACGGCACTGGTAACGAGGAAAGACCTCTGCGAGGTACGAATCCGAACCGGCCAGACGGAGGTCGCTGTCTTCACAGCTTACGAACCTGAGGAGTAAGAGACCAGGCGAGGGAGAAATCCCTCGCCACCTCTGATGTGTCAGGCATCCTCAACGCACCCGCACTTAACCCACTTCAGTAAGACGTTATATAAGTAATTTTAATATAGATAAGGATTAGCGAATGAGAACGTATATTAAAGAGTTAAGATGGGGAAGTTTTATTTTACTCCGGGGCGATATGATCTCTAACTATGCCTCAAATTATGGCGAATGGTGTGAAGTTGAGGTCGACTTATACAAAACATTATTATCAGAAGGCAGCAATGTTTTAGAGATTGGTGCAAATATAGGCTTGCATACAATACCATTATCAAAAATATGTAGAAATGGAAAGGTAATATGTTTTGAACCTCAGCCACCAATATTTAATATGTTGTGTGGAAATCTGGCTATAAATAACGTATTGAATGTTATGCCATATAACAAAGCTGTTGGTGATATTTGCGGGGATATTATAATTCCTGTATCTTCATACGATAAACCCTGGAATTACGGTTCATTTTCTATAGAAAATGGTTATAATAATGAAGGGTGCTATGATGCCCAGCCCAGCCCAGCCCAGCCCAGCCCAGCCCAGCCCAGCCCAGCCCAGCCCAGCCCAGCCCAGCCCAGCCCAGCCCAGCCCAGCCCAGCCCAGCCCAGCCCAGCCCAGCCCAGCCCAGCCCAGCCCAGCCCAGCAGTGTATTGATATTATTACCATAGATGCATTTATGGAGTCTGTAGGGATAAAAATTGATTTCATCAAAATAGATGTTGAAGGATATGAAATCAATTGTATGCGTGGTGCTGTGAATACAATTAAAAATAACAAGCCAGCAATATTCTGTGAGGCTGTTAATAAGAAAGTTACAGATGATGTTGTAGACTTCTTATCCATGTTGGGATATGAGGGGTATTGGTTTGTTGGTAACAGATATCGACATGATAATTTTCTTGCCTGCCCTGGCCCAATGTATGGAAAGTTAAGTTATGATGTGAATATTATATTCATTCATAAAGATGATAATGGTAAGTCCAGAGATCTATGTAGAGAAAGGCTCAGAAAGTTTAAGAATTTTGAACAGTTGAAAGAAGGTATTACAGTTCTGCAATCATACCCCTAAATTTTATTTTTTCATATATAAGCCCATGTTAATTATTCAAATAACCTGCACTGATTCTAAGTAGTTTCCGGTACCAGGAGGGCAAGTAAGAGAGGCATAGAGTTTTGTGGCCTAATGATTTATTCAAGAAAATTAATGAGATCACCTCTATGCCTACTCGCTAATTATGTCGGCATTAGTGAAGCGATGCTAACGTATCGCTTCACTAATGCCGACATAATGCTTTACTGGATACCTGCCCTGGTAATGAATTCCTCTGTCGCAATATTTTCCTGATTATATTTAGTATGTAACTCAGGGCCAGTGCTGGTAGGTCGCCTACTGGCGACGCTGAGCATGATAGTTCTGTGGCTTGCAGTTGAAGATAAGGGATTGCATTTTAGGTTTAACATCAGGATATGTATGATGTTAGTAGAGAATGGCTTACGACAGCCGCGCCAATGTCAAGACGAACGTTGCTGTGCACGTCCTTAATTACTTTGCCAGAAACTATCAGAATATGGCGTTGGTTTACTCGCGTTGATTTATGGGGATCTCTCAGCGTTCAAACTGGTTTTGTTTTTCCACGTATTCTGGTTTACAATTCGCTCGTCAGCCTGAACAACTGGCACCTGCTGCGCCAGCAGAGAAAACTGACGGTGCACAATATCAAATTTCACTCTTCAGATACTGGCCTTGCCATCCGGCACGGGCGGCGTTCACACATATTTAAAACCGACTGGTACCAACACCCTCCATGCACTGAAGAGCAGGCAGCGTGGCTAATTCAGAACTACCGCAGACGTGGGTATGAGTTTAAGAAAGCCCTTAGCCTCGACTACCGTCACTGGATAATCTACGTCAGGCTCCCTTACTCCGAACGCCCACCGCGTCCGTCCCGCACATTCCAGCAACGGATCTGGAGGTAACGTGCGGGTATTACTTCGACCTGTTCTGGTACCGGAACTTGGGCTGGTGGTCCTTAGGCCGGGCCGTGAATCCATGCAAGTATTTCATAACCCTCGAGTGCTGGTGGAGCCTGAACCGAAAAGCATGCGCGGTCTGCCGTCCGGAGTCGTCCCTGCCGTTCGCCAGCCGCTGGCGGAGGATAAATCATTACTGCCATTTTTCAGCGATGAGCGGGTGATTCGTGCTGCTGGTGGCGCAGGTGCACTGTCTGACTGGCTCCTGCGTCATGTTAAATCCTGCCAGTGGCCACACGGCGATTATCACCACAGTGAAACCGTCATTCACCGTTATGGCGCTGGCGCGATGGTGTTGTGCTGGCACTGCGATAACCAGCTGCGCGACCAGACCTCCGAATCACTCGGGCAACTTGCTCACCAAAACCTGGCAGCATGGATGATTGACGTCATACGCCATGCAATGAATGGCTCGCAGGAACGGGAATTATCGCTGGCTGAGTTATCCTGGTGGGCGGTCTGCAATCAGGTGGCGGACGCGCTACCGGAGGCAGTATTACGTCGTTCGTTGGGATTACGTACGGAAAAAATTCGCTCTGTGTACCGCGAAAGCGACATCATACCGGGAGAACAGACAGCCACCAGCATACTGAAGCAGCGCACAAAAAATATTGTGCTACCGCCTCACGCCCACCAGCAACAGAACCCACCACAGGAAAAGACGGTGGTCAGCATTGCCGTTGATCCGGAGTCTCCTGAATCTTTCATGAAGCGACCTAAACGTCGCCGCTGGGTTAACGAGAAATACACGCGCTGGGTAAAGACACAGCCGTGTGCGTGTTGTGGTCAACCAGCCGACGATCCCCATCACCTGATTGGTTATGGTCAGGGGGGAATGGGAACAAAATCCCACGATATTTTCACACTACCGCTGTGTCGGGAGCATCACAACGAGCTTCATGCGGATCCGCTGGCGTTCGAAGAAAAGCATGGTTCCCAGGTTGATTTAATTTTTCGTTTTCTTGATCACGCCTTTGCAACCGGCGTGCTCGGGTAAAAGAGGTTACTGATGCGTATAGAGTTTGTTTTGCCTTACCCGCCGACGGTGAACACCTACTGGCGACGTCGTGGCAGCACATATTTTGTATCAAAAACCGGTGAGCGTTATCGCCGGGATGTGGCGCTTATTGTTCGCCAGCAGCGACTGAAATTAAACCTGTCCGGACGGCTGGCGATAAAGATTATTGCAGAGCCACCGGATAAGCGCCGTCGTGACCTGGACAATATCCTGAAAGCACCACTGGATGCGCTGACGCATGCCGGACTACTCATAGACGACGAGCAGTTTGATGAAATCAATATTGTGCGCGGTCAGCTCGTTCCTGGTGGGATGCTGGGGATAAAAATCACAGAACTGGAGTGCGCATGAATAACCAGTATTTACAGTTTGTGCGTGAGCAGCTCATTATCGCCACCGCTGATTTGAGTGGGGCAACAAAAGGTCAGCTTGAAGCCTGGCAAGAGAATGCCATGTTCGATACAGGGCGTTACAGGCGAAAAAAATCCGGTACCGCGATGAAGTGACTGGAAAAATGATAACGCGGGATAATCCACCAATCCCGGGAAAGCAATCGCTGGCGAAGGGGACGTCAATACCTCTGGTCAGTCCGGTTGAGTTTTCGACATCATCGTGGCGGCGGGCTGTTCTGTCTCTTGAAGAACATCATAAAGCCTGGTTGTTGTGGTGTTACAGCGGGAGTATTTGTTGGGAATATCAGATCGCGATAACACAGTGGGCGTGGAATGAATTTAATACTCAATCCGGTACCAGAAAAATTGCAGGGAAAACGCAGGAACGCCTGAAAAAATTAATCTGGCTGGCGGCGCAGGCAGTAAAAGCAGAACTTTTTGGTGGGGAAGGTTATGAATACCAGGAGCTGGCATTACTGGCGGGAGTGACAACTAAAAACTGGTCCAAAACATTTACTCGTCACTGGGTTGCAATGAAACACATTTTTCACCGACTTGATAGTGAGGCTTTATTGTTTGTAATGAGAACACGTTCAAAACAAAAGGCGGCATTTTCAAAGCAAAGTGTTGCAAAAGTAGATTGAAAGGCATATATTTCATGCAAATCTGATATTTTGCCGATTTTGTACGTGATGGCAAAAGCAAACAAAACCCGCCCACAAGCGGGTTTTTTGTACCACTTATCTCGGATAGACATGGTGAATGCGCTAGTGGAGGAGATAAGGGTGATTTTTGAATGCTTGCAACATTGATTTCGTAACGTTATTATCCTGCGCCCGGCCCTTTAGCTCAGTGGTGAGAGCGAGCGACTCATAATCGCCAGGTCGCTGGTTCAAATCCAGCAAGGGCCACCAGCCGCCACTAGCTCATCAGGAAAGAGCGTCAACCCTTTAAGTTGAGTGTGCGAGGTTCGAGTCCCCGGTGGCGGTCCAGTGCCGACTTAGCTCAGTAGGTAGAGCAACTGACTTGTAATCAGTAGGTCACCAGTTCGATTCCGGTAGTCGGCACCATATGCGGGCATCGTATAATGGCTATTACCTCAGCCTTCCAAGCTGATGATGCGGGTTCGATTCCCGCTGCCCGCTCCAGTTAGAGTCTTTCAGTCTGCGATGATGGGAAATCCCGGAGTGACTGAAAGACGTTTAAGTTATGAATGATCGCCTTTTTTTGCAAAATTGCTGTGCAGAAATACTAACCTTCGAGCAGGCGATCATTCATAAGCACTCTGCTTTTATTCCGATTAACTGTGGGTGGTTTGTTGGATAGAGTGCTTTCCTTTCTGTATATATCGTTTCGCCCGCTTTTGCGGGTTTTTCTTTTCAAATCCCTTTCATTTCTCAGTGTAAAACTACGCCATCCGTTATTTGCGGAGGTGAGGCTATGAAATCCATGGACAAAATTTCAACGGGCATTGCCTACGGCACCTCCGCAGGCAGTGCTGGCTACTGGTTTTTACAGTGGCTTGATCAGGTCAGTCCGTCACAGTGGGCTGCGATTGGTGTACTTGGGAGTCTGGTTCTGGGCTTCCTGACTTATCTGACAAATCTGTACTTCAAAATCAGAGAAGACAAGCGTAAGGCTGCACGGGGAGAGTAATTCAATGACTCAAAACTATGAACTGATTGTGAAAGGGATCCGCAATTTTGAGAATAAAGTTACGGTAACTTTAGCGTTACGGGACAAAAAACGCTTTGACGGTGAAATTTTTGACCTGGACATCTCGCTGGACCGTGTTGAAGGTGCCGCGCTGGAGTTTTATGAGGCAGCAGCCAGAAGGAGCATCAGACAGGTCTTCCTGGATGTTGCTGCCGGGTTATGTGAAGGGGACGAGCTGTTGCCAGAAACGCGCCCCTGTTCAGAGGCGCGGTATACCATAAAAATTAACAGTTCTGATAACTCGATTACAGGTTGTTAGCTTTTTGCAGTTGGCTTTCCAGTATCTTTCATTGGTAGCATCCTGATAAATATCCATGAGCGCAAAAATCAAATACGGCCTGTCAGCTGCTGTTCTGGCGCTGATTGCTGCAGGCGCGTCTGCTCCTCAAATACTTGACCAGTTTCTGGATGAAAAAGAGGGTAACCACACTACGGCATACCGCGATGGTTCCGGTATATGGACCATCTGTCGTGGTGCCACAATGGTGGATGGTAAGCCCGTCATACCGGGAATGAAGCTGTCGAAGGAAAAATGCGACCAGGTTAACGCTATTGAACGTGATAAGGCGCTGGCATGGGTGGAGCGCAATATTAAAGTACCACTGACCGAACCACAGAAAGCGGGTATAGCGTCATTCTGTCCCTATAACATTGGCCCCGGTAAGTGTTTCCCGTCGACGTTTTATAAGCGGCTGAATGCCGGTGATCGTAAGGGTGCATGCGAGGCGATTCGCTGGTGGATAAAAGATGGTGGGCGCGATTGCCGCATACGTTCAAATAACTGCTATGGACAGGTTATTCGTCGTGACCAGGAAAGCGCATTAGCCTGTTGGGGGATAGATCAGTGAGCAGAGTCGCAGCGATTATTTATACTCTGGTTATCTGCACCATCGTCTGCCTGTCGTGGGCGGTCAATCATTACCGTGATAACGCCATCGCCTACAAAGAACAGCGTGATAAAAAAGTCAGTGAGCTGAAGCAGGCGACCGCCACCATCGCTGACATGCAGCAGCGTCAGCGTGATGTTGCTGCGCTCGATGCAAAGTACTCGAGAGAATTAGCCAATGCGAAAGCTGAAAATGAAACCCTGCGCGCTGATGTTGCCGCTGGTCGTAAGCGCCTGCGGGTCAATGCCAGTTGCTCCGCAGCCGTGCGTGAAGCCACCGGACCCACCAGCGTGGATAATGCAACCAGCCCCCGACTGGCAGACACCGCTGAACGGGATTATTTCACCCTCAGAGAACGGTTGATGACGATGCAGAAGCAACTGGAAGGGGCACAGCTATACATTCGTGAGCAATGTCTCAGATAAAAACCGGCCAAGGATAATCCGCTAAAGATTCGCCGGTGGCGAAAGAGAGCCAGGGTGTCAACCTACGCTATTACTTATGATAATGCAACAGACGAAGCGGGACATTCAGGCGCATAACAAAGCGTGGCAGGTGAACTGCAAACCTGAAAAGGCGCAAAAATCTGCGCCAGAATGGTAGTTATTTTGTGGTTTTGAAAAGTTTCATGTACTGATTGATAGGTTTTCCTGAGTAAGAATCTGTCCCTGGCTCAGGAGTATCAGATAAAACTTTTGCAGCTAATTTGTTGGAGGCTTGATTACCAACCCCGACAATAGCCTCTACATAGAATTCATTGAAGGAATTTCTAAATCCGTATTGCATTTCTTCAATGCTGGCGATGAGAAGTTGAGTACCGATGCCTTGCGCTTTATATTCATCAGCTACTGCATAGCCAACGCCAAAGCATGGTTTACCTTCAACAAACTCTGCAGGGACATATATAGCAACACCTTTAACATTTTCTCCTTCAAAGAATGCATAAGTAAACCGTGGTGTACCCTCTGCATCATCCAAAAGCACCTTCATATTTGGGTGAACTATGCATGGTGAAGGCTTAATCAGACCATTAGAAAAGGCGTATTGAAAACTAATTAATGAGTCTGTTGGATCAACGAGTTCTGGCATTTTGAGTCCTATGTATTTTGATATAAGCGATTCAACATACTACTTTCTTACGTTTAATTCTTTAACATTAACGAGCCAGGATACGAAATTTTGAAAAAGAGCAAAGTTTTTAATAATTCATTCAAAGCATATCGCATGTGCACATCTAAGAAAGGCTTTCAGCTGTGAGCCTGGGTAAACCGTAAACTTTCGGCGACTCTGCCGTGCGACAGGTTCACGTCTAACATGTCTAAAAGGAAGAGTTATGAAGTTTCAGGTCGCTAAACTGTATCGTGGTAAACATTTCGCAGGGTATGGGATTGCAGTTAATGGTGAGTTACTGGAAGGGCAGCTTTCCGCCAGGACAGAGACACGCGGAGGCGAGCCACCAACAGTCACTGTGACTTTCAGACTGACAGCAGAACATATCGAGAATCAGCCTGTCATTAAACCGAACAGGGTATGAGGTATTTATGCCATCACGAATCCCACGAGCCTGCCGTAAGCGTGGATGCGCAGGTACAACCACAGACAGTTCTGGTTACTGCGATAAACATCGTGGCGAAGGATGGGTACAGCATCAGCGCGGACTGAGTCGCCACCAGCGTGGCTATGGCTCGAAATGGGATGCCATACGTGCGCGCATAATGAAGCGTGATAATCATCTGTGTCAGAACTGCCTGCGCAATGGGAGAGCCGTTGAAGCCAGAACTGTGGACCACATCATTCCGAAAGCTCATGGTGGCACGGATGCAGACAGTAACCTGCAGAGTCTGTGCTGGCCCTGTCATAAAGCAAAAACAGCGTGCGAACGCATCAATTGATAACATTTCCCATCTGTAGAGGAGGGGCGGGTCAAATCTCTGCAACCCTGGCTGCTCAGTACCGCCGCCTGACCTTTCCTCGCATCGCCGCAGGTTCGAAAACTTTTTTTTGGAATGTGATTAAATGATTGATAGGTAAAACCGATTATGTCAGGACCCCCGAAAACCCCGCCACGCCTGCATTTGATACGAGGCAACCCCTCAAAGCGCCCCGTTAAAGACCCAAAAAAAACCGCTAAAAAGGATGAAAAAGGTCTCCCTAAAATTCCGCAACATTTAGGGGCGCAGGGAAAGTACTGGTTCAGACGAATGGCGGAAGAACTGAATGCGGAAGGGATCATTTCTCAGCTTGATGCGCGTGCACTCGAGTTACTGGTGGAAGCCTACACCGAATACCGGCATCACTGCGAAACACTCGATGTTGAGGGGTATACCTACCGCACGGAAACGCAGAATGGCGATGTGATGATCAAGGCACATCCGGCTGCGGCGATGAAAGCGGATGCCTGGAAGCGGATCCGGGCGATGCTTGCAGAGTTTGATATGTCACCGGCAAGCCGGGCGAAAGTAAATACCGCCGGACCGGATGATGTTGATCCGCTGGCGGAACTTTTAAAAGCGAGAGACTGATGGCAAAAGTGGCTGACGGGATCCGCTACGCCGAACGTGTTGTTGCAGGAGAAATTGTCGCTGGCGAATTTGTCCGTCTGGCCTGCCAGCGTTTTCTTGATGATCTGAAGTACGGCGAAGAGCGGGGGATTTATTTCAGTGAACCCCGTGCGCAGCACATCCTGAATTTCTACAAATTTGTGCCCCATGTGAAAGGGGCGCTGGCAGGCCAGCCCATTGAACTGATGGACTGGCATGTATTTATCCTCATTAATATTTTTGGTTTTGTCATTCCGCTGGTCAATGAAGAGACCGGGGAAGTTGTCATGCGCAGCGATGGCAGCGGACGTCCGGTGATGGTGCGCCGGTTCCGTACGGCGTACAACGAAGTCGCCCGTAAAAACGCAAAATCAACCCTGTCATCGGGTATCGGCCTGTATATGACGGGGGCAGATGGTGAAGGCGGTGCTGAGGTGTATTCAGCCGCAACCACGCGTGACCAGGCCAGAATTGTGTTTGAAGACGCCAAAAATATGGTCAGAAAAGCCCGGTCGACACTCGGGCGATTGTTTGATTTCAACAAGCTGGCGATTTACCAGGAGCAGAGCGCATCAAAATTTGAACCGCTTTCCTCGGATGCAAACAACCTGGACGGTCTGAACATCCACTGCGCCATTATTGATGAGCTGCATGCACATAAAACCCGCGACGTGTGGGACGTTCTGGAAACGGCAACCGGTGCCCGTCTGCAGTCCCTGTTATTTGGTATCACCACGGCGGGCTTTAACAAGGAAGGGATTTGTTACGAGCAACGCGATTACGCCATCAAGGTATTGCGAGGCTATAACAGCGACGTGGAGGGCGCGGTAAAAGATGATTCCTACTTTGCGATTATTTACACGCTCGATGAGGGAGATGATCCGTTTGATGAAACGGTCTGGCAGAAAGCGAATCCCGGCCTGGGCATCTGTAAACGCTGGGATGATCTGCGTCGTCTGGCGAAAAAAGCGAAAGAACAGGTCTCTGCGCGGGTGAATTTTTTTACCAAACACATGAATGTGTGGGTCACTGCCGAATCTGCCTGGATGGATATGATTAAGTGGGAGAAGTGCGAATACATTGCTCCACAACATGAGCTGAAAACATATCCCATGTGGGTCGGCGTCGACCTTGCTCATAAGATTGATATCTGTGCGGCGGCAAAACTCTGGCGAACCGATAACGGACATGTTCATGCTGATTTTAAATTCTGGCTTCCGGAAGGACGGCTGGAACGATGCTCGCGGCAGCAGGCAGAACTTTACCGGAAGTGGGCGGAGATGGATAAGCTCATCCTGACGGATGGTGATGTTATCGATCATGCTCAGATAAAAAGTGACTTACTGGAATGGATTGGCGGTGAAAACCTCAGGGAACTGGGATTTGACCCGTGGAGCGCAATGCAGTTCAGCCTGGCACTGGCTGAAGAAGGGATACCGCTGGTGGAGGTTCCGCAGACGGTCCGCAATCTGTCAGAGGCCATGAAGGAAACGGAATCACTGGTTTATGCCGGGCGTTTCCATCACAGCAATCATCCGGTCATGAACTGGATGATGTCTAACGTTACTGTAAAACCGGACAAAAACGACAACATCTTCCCGAATAAATCCACGCCGGAAGCCAAAATCGACGGCCCTGTTGCGCTTTTTACAGCCATGAGCCGCTTTCTGGTAAATGGCGGGGGCGTGAATGATTTTCTGTCCACGCTTGATCCTGATGAGGACCTTTTAATTCTGTGAAACAGCTTATTACTGATATGACCGGGTTGATCGGTTTCGGTTTGCTCACTGCTGGCGTTTATCTGTATGCAGGTCTGCCAGCGTCTCTGATGCTGTCGGGCTGTTTGTTGCTGCTTTATGCACTGGTGGTGTCCATGAGGAGAAAACATGCTTCTTGATGCTCTGTTTCGCAGTGAGCCTCTGGAAAATCCCTCGGTTCCTGTAACCGGAGAGGCCGCTGAGACGGATAATATTTTTGCCCGGGATGTGTATGTCAGTCCGGAAACATCCATGAAGCTGGCTGCTGTCTATGCCTGTATTTATGTTATTTCATCCAGTGTGGCTCAGATGCCCCTGCATGTGATGCGAAAAACGAATGAGCATGTTCAGCCGGCACGCGATCATCCGTTGTTCTGGCTCGTTCATGATGAACCTAATGCCTGGCAGACCAGCTATAAGTGGCGGGAACTGAAGCAGCGTCATGTGCTGGGGTGGGGCAATGGTTATACGTGGGTAAAACGTAATCGTCGTGGAGAGGTTACCAGCCTTGAATGCTGTATGCCATGGGAAACCACGTTACTTAACACCGGTGGGCGTCATACTTACGGGGTGTATAACGAAGAGGGTGCATTTGCGGTAAGTCCGGACGACATGATCCATATCAGGGCGCTGGGAAACAATCAGAAAATGGGACTGAGCCCGATCATGCAGCATGCTGAAACCATTGGTATGGGAATGAGTGGCCAGCAGTATACCAGCGCCTTTTTTAACGGTAATGCCCGTCCCGCCGGTATTATTTCTGTGAAAAATGAACTGAACGAACAAAGCTGGGGCAGGCTTAAAAATATGTGGCAGCGGGCGGTGACAGCGCTTCGCAGCCAGGAAAATAAAACCATGTTGCTGCCTGCGCAACTGGATTACCGCGCTCTGACAGTTTCTCCGGTGGATGCTCAGATCATTGATATGACCAAGCTGAACCGGTCGATGATTGCCGGGATTTTTAATGTCCCGGCGCACATGATTAATGACCTGGAAAAAGCCACATTTTCGAATATTACGCAGCAGGCGATTCAGTTTGTTCGCTACACGATGATGCCCTGGGTTGCGAACTGGGAGCAGGAGCTTAACCGTCGCCTGTTTACCCGTACAGAACGGGCTGCCGGGTATTACGTTCGTTTCAACCTCACGGGGTTGCTCCGTGGGACCCCACAGGAGCGTGCGCAGTTCTATCACTTTGCCATTACAGATGGCTGGATGAGTCGGAATGAAGCCAGGGCATTTGAGGATATGAACCCGGTTGACGGTCTGGATGAAATGCTGGTCAGCGTAAATGCAGCAAATCCGTTGAATAACTTTAAAGATACGAAAGGCAAAGAGGAAAAGAACGATGAATGACCGTGAAACGCGCTGTTACAGCGGGGAGGTGCGGGCGGAACAATATGATAATGCCCCGACCCACATTCTGGGGTATGGCTCGGTATTTAACAGTCGTTCAGAACCTCTGTGGGGATTTCGTGAAATCATCAAGCCGGGGGCTTTTGATGATGTACTGAATGATGATGTACGTGGCTTGTTTAATCATGATCCTAATTTCATTCTCGGACGAAGTTCTGCCGGCACGTTGTCATTGTCGGTGGATGAACGCGGTTTACGTTATGACATTGTTGCACCGGATACTCCGACTATTTGTGACCTGGTGCTGTCTCCAATGTTGCGTGGTGACATTAATCAGTCCTCGTTCGCGTTTCGTGTCGCCCGTGACGGAGAGAGCTGGTATGAAGACGACGAGGGGATTGTTATCCGGGAAATCACGCGCATTTCTCGTCTGTATGACGTCAGCCCGGTGACATATCCGGCCTATCAGGACGCAGACTCTGGTGTCCGCTCAATGAAAGCCTGGCAGGAAGCGCGGGCGAGTGGTGCGCTGAAGAAAGCTGTTAACGAACGAATGGCGCGTGAGCGTCTTTTGACCCTTCTTAATGCATAAGGATACTACTGACGATGAAACTTCATGAGATGAAGCAAAAACGAAACACCATTGCAAAGGATATGCGTGCACTGCATGAAAAAATTGGTGATAACGCATGGACTGATGAGCAACGGGCAGAGTGGAACAGGGCGAAAGCTGAGCTGGATGCGCTCGATGAGCAAATCGCCCGTGAAGAAGAGTTGCGCCGTCAGGATCAGGCATATGTGGATGAGTCCGGGCCGGAAGAGCGCCAGAATAATGAGGCGGAGAACGGGAAAAAGGCGGTGGAAGAGAAGCGCGCTGCGGCATTTAACCGTTTTCTGCGTGCCGGATTTGCAGAACTGAATGCTGAAGAGCGTAATCTGATGCGTGAACTGCGGGCTCAGAGTGTAACAACAGATTCTCAGGGCGGATATACGGTGCCCACGCAGATGCGTAACAAAATCATTGACACCATGAAGGCTTATGGCGGGATTGCCAGTGTGGCGCAACTTCTGACCACGTCAACCGGGCAGGATATCACCTGGTCAACGTCTGACGGCACGACTGAAGAGGGCGAACTGCTGGCGGAAAATACAGCCGCAACGGAACAGGATGTGACGTTCGGGACTGCTATTCTGGGGGCTAAAAAGCTGTCATCAAAAATAATTCGTGTGTCCAATGAGCTGCTCCAGGACAGTGGGGTGGATATTGAATCTTATCTGGCAAACCGTATTGCCCAGCGTATTGGTCGTGGAGAGGCAAAATATCTGGTTCAGGGGACCGGAACGGGATCACCGTTACAGCCAAAAGGGCTGGCAGCGTCGGTGACGGGAACCATCCAGACTGCAGCCTCTGCCGCTTTCACCTGGAAAGAAATGAATGCCCTGAAACATGCCATTGATCCGGCATATCGTGGTGGGCCGAAATACCGCTGGGCATTCAATGATGCCACATTGCAGACTATTGAAGAGATGGAGGATGGACAGAAACGCCCGTTATGGCTGCCGGATATTGCAGGCGGTACGCCGGCTACTGTGCTGGGGATCCCTTATGTTATTGATCAGGCTATTGACGGGATTGGTACCGGAAAAAAATTCATTTTCCTGGGGGATTTCAACCGCTTTATCATTCGCCGCGTTACTTATATGGAACTGAAACGTCTGGTTGAGCGTTATGCTGAGTTTGATCAGGTGGCGTTTCTGGCTTTCCATCGTTTTGACTGTGTGCTGGAAGATGTGGCAGCCATCAAGGCGCTCACTGGCAAATAACCACTCGTTGTTCAGTTACAGACCGCGCCGACGCGGTTTTTTTTATGCCCGCACAGTGTTGCGGGCAGGAGTTTCTGATGGCAGCAATAGTGGAAAAACTCAGGGCGCAGTGCCGTATTGATACAGATGATGCAACTGATGATGAGTTACTGATGCTGTATTTCCGGGCTGCCTGCCGCAAGGCAGAAAATTTTATCAACCGTAAGCTTTATGAGGAGACGGTGCCGGAAGGTGATCCTGAAGGGGTGCTTATAGCTGATGATGTTTTGTTGGCGCTCATGTTGCTGGTCGGACACTGGTACGAAAACCGGGAAAATTCCTCAGATGTCAGCAAGGCACCAGTTCCGTTTGGTTTTTCTTCTCTGCTGGAGCCTTATCGTTTTATTCCTTTGTAGGAGGAGGCATGCAGGCGGGCAGATTACGTGATCGCGTAATTATTCTGAATGTCACCACCGTTCGCTCTCCGTCAGGGCATCCGGTGGAGACGGTGACGGAGGGAGCTACCGTATGGGCAGAAGTTAAGGGGATCAGCGGGAGGGAGAGAATCTCAGGCGGAGCAGAAACCGCTCAGGCTACGGTCAGAGTCTGGATGAGATTCCGACGCGATGTGACGGCAGCTTCACGTCTGAAAGTGCTGACCGGTGCATTCAAAGGAGCCATTCTTGGTATAGAAGGGCCACCAATACCGGATGCACGCGCCACCCGGCTTGAAATGCTCTGCAGTCTGAAGGGGAATGTGTGATGGATTTCAGTCTTGATTTTTCAGGTCTGGCGGATATTGCACGGGATCTGGAGACGCTCAGCAGGGCAGAAAACAATAAGGTGCTGCGCGATGCCACCCGTGCCGGTGCTGAAGTTATGCGGGATGCGGTTGTTGAACGTGCGCCGGAGCGAACCGGAAAACTGAAGAAAAATGTGGTTGTTCTGACTCAGCGCTCAAAGCGTCGGGGGGAAATTATTTCTGGTATCCATATTCGCGGACGGAACCTGCGAACCGGAAACAGTGATAACAGCATGAAAGCCAGCGATCCCCGAAATGCGTTTTACTGGCGCTTTGTGGAGCTGGGAACGATAAACATGCCCGCGCATCCATTCATTCGCCCGGCTTTCGATACGACAGAGGAGCTGGCGGCGCAGGTTGCCATACAGCGAATGAATCAGGCTATTGATGAGGTCTTAAGTAAATGAGGGAAGCCACACTGTATTCCCTGCTGTCTCAGTTGGCCGGAGGACAGGTTTATCCTTATGTGGTCCCGCTGACGGAGGGAAAGCCTGCGGTATCTCCGCCGTGGCTGGTGTTTTCTGTGGTGTCTGACACGGCGTCTGATGTGCTTGATGGTCAGGCTGAATCCAGAATTACCGTGCAGATCGATGTCTGGGCAACGGTACCTGATGATGCTGATGGTATTCGCGAGCAGGCGCTTGATGCGGTAAGGGAACTGGCACCCTCCGTTATTTCTAAAACGCAGGGTTATGATCCTGATTCCCGTCTGAACAGAGCCACGCTTGAATTTCAGGTAATAGCCTGAGGTTGTTAATGATTTTACCCACCCGCCGCTGGCGGGTTTTTTATTTTCAGGAGACGAATATGTCCTCTAATTTTGAGCGTTCGCAACTGACGAAAATTATGATTTCGTCTGCACCGGTAACAGCAGAAACCCTGGATTCTGCCAGCTATCTTGGCCTGAGCTGTACAATCAAAGAGGTGCAGTTTACCGCAGGACAAAAGCAGGATATTGATGTCACCACGCTGTGTTCTGTTGAGCAGGAAAATATTAACGGCCTTGGGGCTGCTTCAGAGATTTCCATGTCAGGCAACTTTTATCTCAATGCTGCCCAGAACGCGTTGCGCAGTGCCTATGACAATGACACCACGTATGGCTTTAAAGTTATTTTTCCGTCAGGCAACGGATTTACCTTTATGGCAGAGGTGCGTCAGCATACCTGGTCTGCAGGAACCAATGGTGTTGTGGCTGCAACGTTTTCCCTGCGCCTGAAAGGTAAACCTGTGCTGACGACAGAGCCGCTGAAAGTGAAGGTCGATTTAAACAGCACGCTGCGGGTTTCTTCCGGAGCGAAACTTGAAATGGCGGTTGAGGCTGCGGGTGGTGTGCCGCCTTATTCTTATGCTTGGAAAAAAGGTGGTTCTCCTGTTTCCGGACAGACGGCGGCAACGTTCAGTAAGGCATCAGCAGCATCCGGTGATGCCGGTGCGTATACCTGCGAGATTTCTGATTCAGCAAGCCCGGTTAACAAGGTGACCTCCACTTCCTGCACTGTTACCGTCAGTTAATGAGGATAGATGTGATGACTAAAAATATCCGTAATCTGGCACTGGCAACGATGTCGGGGTTTCGCCATAAAACCGTTGATGTGCCTGAATGGGAAGGGGCAACGGTTGTGTTACGGGAACCTTCTGCAGAAGCCTGGTTGCGCTGGCAGGAGATCGTTAAAGCCAGGGAAGATGATACATCGCCATCTGTTGCAGAGCGTGCCCGCCGAAATCTGGAGGCGGACGTTGAACTGTTCATTGATGTTCTGTGTGATACCGGGCTGCAACCCGTATTTTCAGAGGGTGATCGTGAACAGGTGATTGCCGTGTATGGTCCGGTGCATGCCCGGCTTCTTCGCCAGTCTCTGGAACTGATCAGTGATGCCGGAGAGGTTAAAAAAAGTAGCGCTTCCGGGGATGCGTTTTCTGATGATGCTGGCGCTCAGGATGGGGCGCACATTGTCAGAGTTACGCCGGGAAATGTCCGCATCAGAAATCATGATGTGGGCAGAATTTGACAGGTTCAGCCCGCTGGGGGACGAACGGGCTGATATCCGGGCTGCCCAGATTGTTTCAGCTGTTTACGGTGCGCAGGGGGTCAAAGTGCCACTGAATGATGCGCTTCTTCAGTGGGAGAAGGAGCAGACAGAAGGCACCTCAGATCCATTTGCTGAGATTGAGAAGGCATTATTTGTTGCAGCTCGATGATCTTTTCACTTTACTGGATTATTATTCCCACTTTATTGAGAAAGTAAGGAAACATTGATGGAATTTTTACTTATTTCAATAGTTTTGGGACTAATTCCAGCTATTATTGCGAAAAGCAAAGGTCGCTCATTTTTAGGATGGTGGGTATATGGTGCGATGATCTTTATTGTTGCTCTGGTTCATTCGCTAGTAATCCAAAGAGATGAGAAGGCACATGAACAACAAATGGTAAGCAATGGCATGAAGAAATGCCCTTACTGTGCGGAGTTGATCAAAGAAGAGGCTATTAAATGTAAGCATTGTGGTAGTGATTTAATTTGCAATGCAGATAGTTCCGTTTCACAAAAAACGGATGATGAATATCTTCAGGAAGCAAGGCGTAAGGCCGGACTTCTTTAAAGAATACAAAAACCGCTTCGGCGGTTTTTTTTCGTCCGGAGAATGAGTGTGGCGACATTACGTGAACTGATTATTAAAATCTCGGCAAACTCCCGGTCATTCCAGTCAGAGATCGCCCGGGCTTCGCGTATGGGGCAGGATTACTACCGCACCATGCAGAACGGAGGTCGACAGTCTGCTGCTGCATCCCGTGAAATGCGGCGTGCACTGGCAGAAGTGACGGATCAGATAAATACAGCTAAATCTTCGGCACTGAATATGGCGGGGGCATTTGCCGGGGCTTTTGCTACCGGTCATCTTATTTCTCTCGCCGATGAGTGGAATTCAGTAAATGCCCGTCTGAAGCAGGCCTCACAGTCCAGTGATGATTTTCAGGCATCACAGCGTGAATTAATGGCGATCAGCCAGAGAACGGGGACGGCGTTTTCTGATAACGCCAGCCTTTTTGCCCGTTCTGCAGCTTCCATGCGGGAGTATGGTTACAGTTCTGAGGAGGTACTGAAAGTCACCGAGGCGATCTCCACGGGCCTGAAATTATCCGGTGCCAGTACAGCAGAAGCCAGTTCAGTGATCACGCAGTTCAGTCAGGCACTGGCGCAGGGAGTGCTGCGCGGTGAAGAGTTTAACTCGGTGAATGAGAACGGCGATCGTGTTATTCGTGCGCTGGCTGCGGGAATGGGGGTTGCCCGTAAGGATCTGAAGGCCATGGCGGATAACGGAAAGTTGACCGCCGATAAGGTTGTTCCTGCACTGATTAGTCAGCTTGGGGCATTACGTGATGAATATGCGGCAATGCCTGATACGGTTTCATCCTCTGCAACCAAAGTTGAAAACGCCTTTATGGCCTGGGTTGGTGGTGCGAACGAGGCAAGCGGAGTGACAAAGACACTCACCGGGGTGTTGAATGGTGTTGCAGACAATATTGATACCGTGGCTACTGCAGCTGGCGCACTGGTTGCCGTCGGGGTAGCCCGATATTTTGGCAATATGGCGTCGTCTGCTGGATCTGCAACTGCCGGATTAATTACTGCAGCCAGAAACGAAGTGGTTCTTGCTGAAGCGCAACTTCGGGGGACACAGATAGCAACCGCCAGGGCGCGTGCGGCGGTTTATCGTGCGCAACAGGCGGTTGTTGCTGCTCGCGGTACCGAAAGGCAGGCCGCAGCAGAAGCGAAGCTGACAGCTGCCCAGGCGTCACTTACCCGTAATATTGCGGCCAGAACAGCGGCACAGACAACGCTGAATACTGTCACGTCAGTGGGGAGTCGTCTGTTAAGTGGTGCGCTGGGGCTGGTTGGTGGTGTGCCGGGACTCGTCATGCTGGGGGCGACGGCCTGGTACGCGATGTATCAGAATCAGGAGCAGGCCAGAGAATCTGCACGCCAGTATGCCGCAACAATCGACGAAATTCGCCAGAAAACGTCGGCAATGTCGCTTCCTGAAGCGTCAGATAATGAGGAAAAGACGCGGCAGGCACTTGATGAGCAAAACAGGTTAATTGACGAGCAGAAAAGTAAGATTAAATCCTTACAGGAAAAAATTGCTGGCTATCAGTATGTGCTGGCAAACCCGGGCTGGACAACCGATAACGGTTTTATGATTAACCACATGACGTCGGTAAAAACTGTCACAGAAGGGCTTGCAGAAGCAACAAATCAACTGGCAGTTGAACAGTCCCGTCTCACACAAATGCAGGGCAAAGCGCAATCCATTCAGGATGTGCTTGCCGGGCTGGAGGAGCGACGGGTGGCGTTGATCCGTCAACAGGCAGCGGAACAAAACAAAGCGTATCAGTCCCTGTTGATCATGAATGGGCAGCATACCGAGTTTAATCGCCTTCTCGGGCTCGGTAATGAATTACTTCAGCAGCGACAGGGGCTGGTGAATGTACCGTTACGGCTACCACAGGCAACCCTGGATGATAAACAGCAGACCGCACTGAATAACAGCAAGCGCGAACTGGCTCTGTCCCGCCTGAAGGGGGAAGCGCGTGAGCGTGCCCGACTGGGCTATGCTGCGGATGATCTCGGCTTTGTGGGAGAGGCGTATCAGACAGCCAGACAGAATTATATCAATAACTCACTGGATGCCTGGCGAAATAACCAGGCAAATAAACCGCATAAAAAACCGAAGCGGAAAAAACAGAGGATATTTATAAACGGCTGATTAAACAGCAAAAAGAACAGATAGCACTGGCAGGGCAGAATACTGAACTGGCTAAGATGAAATATCAGGTCAGTCAGGGCGAATTATCAACCCTGTCAGAAGCGCAGAAAAAAACGCTTTTGCAGAATGCAGCACTCATCGACCAGAAAAAGATTCGTGAGCAGCTTGCTGCGTATGAGAGCAGTCTGGCGGACAGTAATGCCAGTGCCCGGGCATCTGACGAAGCGCAGTTGCTGGGATATGGTGAAGGCTCACGGATGCGTGAACGACTCCAGGAAATGTGGAGTATCCGGCAGACGTTTGAGCAGAAAAATAACGAGCTGCTGAGACAGTATCAGGCCGGAGAAATTGAAGAAGCCCTGTGGAAACAGGAGAAAGAACTGAATAAAAAATATCTGGAAGAGCGTCTCAGCGATCAGCAGAATTATTATGCAAAGGCCGATGCTTTACGTAATAACTGGAATGCCGGACTCCAGGAGGGACTGACCAACTGGGCAGACAGTGCCACCGATTATGCTTCACAGGCGGCAGATGCTGTCGTTTCCACGATGGACGGGCTGGTATCAAATATTTCCGATGCACTGGCCGGGAATGTTGTGGACTGGAGGAACTGGGGGAGTTCAGTTCTCCGGGAAGTTTCAAAAATTCTGATGAATGCAGCCATTGTTAACGGACTGAAATCACTCTCCGGTGCCGGAGGGTGGCTTGGTACGGTCGGCGGATGGATTTCGGGGGCAGTGGCAAACGCAAAAGGTGGTGTTTACACATCGGCAAATCTGAGTGCTTACAGTAACACTATTGTGGATACACCGACGTATTTTGCTTTTGCGAAAGGTGCCGGGTTGATGGGCGAGGCCGGGCCTGAAGCAATCATGCCACTGACACGGGCAGCGGACGGCTCTCTTGGGGTCAGGGCCATTGGAAATGTGAATGGTGGCGGTGGATTTGTTTATTCTCCCGTGTATCACATCAGCATTCAGAATCAAGGGAGCAATGGCGAGATAGATGCGCGCTCAGCCAGGGGACTGGTGGATCTGATCGACAGCAGGGTTGTGTCAATTATGCAGTCATCGCGTCGGGATGGAGGATTGTACAGTGCCTGAGCCTGAAGTTTTTAACTGGATCCCCCGTGAGGGGATGGAGACGACACGAAAGCCATCAGTTATTACGGTAAAGTTTGGTGACGGATATGAACAGCGACGGGCTGGTGGTCTGAATGCGGATCTGAAAACGTTTAAACCGGTATTTCGTGTCACAGATGAATATTCCCGTGCCGCGCTGGACAGTTTTTTATCCCGTCATGCCGGGATTCGTGCTTTTTTGTGGCGTCCGCCAAAACACAACAGGACTGTCCGGGTTGTCTGCAGGGAGTGGAGTATTTCGGATAATGCCATGTATACCGATTTTAACTGTACCTTTGAAGAGGTCACTCACTGATGCAGGATATACAGCAGGAAACACTTAATGAGTGCACTAAAACGGAGCAATCCGCGCTGGTCGTGCTCTGGGAAATTGATCTGACAGAGGTCGGCGGAGATCGTTATTTCTTCTGTAATGAGCAGAACGAAAAAGGTGAGCCGGTCACATGGCAGGGGCGACAGTATCAGGCGTACCCTATTCAGGGGAGCGGCTTTGAGATGAACGGCAAGGGAGCCAGTGCAAGGCCAACGCTGAAAGTCTCTAATCTGCACGGCATGGTCACCGGGATGGCTGAAGATCTGCAGAGTCTGGTCGGCGGAACGGTGGTCCGGCGTAAGGTTTACGCCCGTTTTCTGGATGCGGTGAACTTCGTCAACGGAAACAGTGACGCCGATCCGGAGCAGGAGGTGATCAGCCGCTGGCGCATTGAGCAGTGCAGCGAACTGAGTGCGGTGAGTGCCTCCTTTGTGCTCTCCACGCCGACGGAAACGGATGGTGCCGTTTTTCCGGGGCGCATCATGCTGGCCAACACCTGTACCTGGACCTATCGTGGTGATGAGTGCGGTTATCACGGTCCGGCGGTCGCGGATGAATATGACCAGCCGACATCCGATATCACGAAGGATAAATGCAGCAAATGCCTGAGTGGTTGCAAGTTCCGCAATAACCTCGGCAACTTTGGCGGTTACCTTTCCATTAACAAACTTTCGCAGTAATCCCATGACAGAGACAGAATCAGTGATTCTGGCGCACGTCCGGCGATGTGCGCCAGCGGAGTCGTGCGGCTTCGTGGTGAGAACGCCGGAAGGGGAAAGATATTTTCCCTGCGTGAATATCTCCGGTGAGCCGGAGGATTATTTCCGGATGGCTCCGGAGGACTGGCTGCAGGCCAAAATGCAGGGTGAGATTGTGGCGCTGGTCCACAGTCACCCCGGTGGTCTGCCCTGGCTGAGTGAGGCTGACCGGCGGCTGCAGGTGCAGAGTGATTTGCCGTGGTGGCTGGTCTGCCGGGGGGCGATTCACAAGTTCCGCTGTGTGCCACATCTTACCGGGCGGCGCTTTGAGCACGGGGTGACGGACTGTTACACGCTGTTCCGGGATGCATACCATCTGGCGGGAATTGAGATGCCGGATTTTCATCGCGGGGATGACTGGTGGCGTAACGGTCAGAATCTCTATCTGGATAATCTGGAGGCCACGGGGCTGTATCAGGTGCCGTTGTCATCAGCACAACCGGGCGATGTGCTGTTGTGCTGTTTTGGTTCATCGGTGCCGAATCATGCCGCCATTTACTGTGGTGACGGCGAGCTGCTGCACCATATTCCTGAACAACTGAGCAAACGAGAGAGGTATACCGACAAATGGCAGCGACGCACACACTCCCTCTGGCGTCACCGGGCATGGCACGCATCTGCCTTTACGGGGATTTACAACGATTTGGCCGCCGCATCGACCTTCGTGTAAAACGGGGGCTGAAGCCATCCGGGCGCTGTCCACACAGGTCCCGGCGTTTCGTCAGAAACTGAATGACGGCTGGTATCAGGTGCGCATTGCCGGGCGTGATGCAGGCGAAAATGAATTATCTGCCCGTCTTAATGAACCGCTGGCAAATGGTGCCGTGATCCACATCGTTCCGCGTCTGGCGGGTGCCAAAAGTGGCGGTGTGTTTCAGGCGGTGCTGGGTGCGGCGCTGATTGCGGTGGCATGGTGGAACCCTGTTGGCTGGCTGGGGGCCGCGGCTGTATCTGGTATGTATGCAGCAGGGGCCAGTATGATCCTGGGTGGTGTGGCGCAGATGCTGGCACCGAAAGCCAGGACGCCCACGGCAGCCAGTACAGATAACGGCAAACAGAACACCTATTTCTCGTCACTGGATAACATGGTTGCCCAGGGCAATGTTCTGCCTGTTCTGTACGGGGAAATGCGCGTGGGGTCACGTGTTGTTTCTCAGGAGATCAGCACGGCAGACGAAGGGGACGGTGGTCAGGTTGTGGTGATTGGTCGCTGATGCAAAATATTTTATGTGAAACCGCCTCCGGGCGGTTTTGTCGTTTATGGAGCGTTAGGAATGGGTAAAGGCAGCAGTAAGGGGCATACCCCGCGCGAAGCGAAGGACAACCTGAAGTCCACGCAGTTGCTGAGTGTGATCGATGCTATTAGCGAAGGGCCGATTGAAGGTCCGGTGGATGGATTAAAAAGCGTGCTGCTGAACAGTACGCCGGTGCTGGACAGTGAGGGGAATACCAATATCTCCGGTGTCACGGTGGTGTTCCGGGCCGGTGAGCAGGAGCAGACACCGCCGGAGGGTTTTGAATCCTCCGGTTCCGAGACGGTGCTGGGTACGGAAGTGAAATATGACACGCCGATCACCCGGACCATCACGTCGGCAAACATTGACCGTCTGCGCTTTACCTTCGGTGTGCAGGCACTGGTGGAAACCACCTCAAAGGGTGACCGGAATCCGTCAGAAGTCCGCCTGCTGGTTCAGATACAACGTAACGGTGGCTGGGTGACGGAAAAAGACATCACCATTAAGGGCAAAACCACGTCGCAGTATCTGGCCTCGGTGGTGGTGGATAACCTGCCGCCGCGCCCGTTTAATATCCGGATGCGCAGGATGACGCCGGACAGCACCACAGACCAGCTGCAGAACAAAACGCTCTGGTCGTCATACACCGAAATCATCGATGTGAAACAGTGCTACCCGAACACGGCACTGGTCGGCGTGCAGGTGGATTCGGAACAGTTCGGCAGCCAGCAGGTGAGCCGTAATTATCATCTGCGCGGGCGTATTCTGCAGGTGCCGTCGAATTATAACCCGCAGACGCGGCAATACAGCGGTATCTGGGACGGAACGTTTAAACCGGCATACAGCAACAACATGGCCTGGTGTCTGTGGGATATGCTGACCCATCCGCGCTACGGCATGGGGAAACGTCTTGGTGCGGCGGATGTGGATAAATGGGCGCTGTATGTCATCGGCCAGAATTGCGACCAGTCGGTGCCGGATGGCTTTGGTGGCACGGAGCCGCGTATTACCTGTAATGCGTACCTGACCACGCAGCGCAAGGCGTGGGATGTGCTCAGTGATTTCTGCTCGGCGATGCGCTGTATGCCGGTATGGAACGGGCAGACGCTGACGTTTGTGCAGGACCGGCCATCGGATAAGGTGTGGACCTATAACCGCAGTAATGTGGTGATGCCGGATGATGGCGCGCCGTTCCGCTACAGCTTCAGCGCCCTGAAAGACCGCCATAATGCCGTTGAGGTGAACTGGATTGACCCGAACAACGGCTGGGAGACGGCGACAGAGCTTGTGGAGGATACGCAGGCCATTGCCCGTTACGGTCGTAACGTCACGAAGATGGATGCTTTTGGCTGTACCAGCCGGGGGCAGGCACACCGCGCCGGGCTGTGGCTGATTAAAACAGAACTGCTGGAAACGCAGACCGTGGACTTCAGCGTGGGCGCAGAAGGGCTTCGCCATGTGCCGGGCGATGTCATTGAAATCTGTGATGATGACTATGCCGGTATCAGCACCGGCGGGCGCGTGCTGGCGGTAAACAGCCAGACCCGGACGCTGACGCTCGACCGTGAAATCACGCTGCCATCCTCCGGCACCACGCTGATAAGCCTGGTTGACGGACAGGGGAATCCGGTCAGCGTGGAGGTCCAGTCCGTCACCGACGGCGTGAAGGTGAAAGTGAGCCGTGTTCCTGACGGCGTTGCCGAATACAGCGTGTGGGGGCTGAAGCTGCCGACGCTGCGCCAGCGCCTGTTCCGCTGCGTGAGTATCCGTGAGAACGATGACGGCACGTATGCCATCACCGCCGTGCAGCATGTACCGGAAAAAGAAGCCATCGTGGATAACGGGGCGCACTTTGACGGCGACCAGAGCGGCACGGTGAATGGTGTCACGCCGCCAGCGGTGCAGCACCTGACTGCCGAAGTCACCGCAGACAGCGGGGAGTATCAGGTACTGGCCCGCTGGGACACGCCGAAGGTGGTGAAGGGCGTGAGCTTCCTGCTTCGCCTGACCGTGGCAGCGGATGACGGCAGTGAGCGGCTGGTCAGCACGGCCAGGACGACGGAAACCACATACCGCTTCACGCAACTGGCGCTGGGAAACTACAGGCTGACAGTCCGGGCGGCAAATGCCTGGGGGCAGCAGGGCGATCCGGCATCGGTATCGTTCCGGATTGCCGCACCGGCAGCGCCGTCGCGGATTGAGCTGACGCCGGGCTATTTTCAGATAACCGCCACGCCGTATCTTGCCGTTTATGATCCGACGGTACAGTTTGAGTTCTGGTTCTCAGAAAAGCGGATTGCGGATATCAGGCAGGTTGAAACCGCAGCCCGCTATCTTGGCTCGGCGCTGTACTGGATAGCTGCCAGTATCAATATCAAGCCGGGCCATGATTATTATTTTTATATCCGCAGTGTGAATACTGTTGGCAAATCGGCATTCGTGGAGGCTGTCGGTCGGGCGAGCGATGATGCGGAAGGTTACCTGGATTTTTTCAAAGGAGAAATCGGGAAAACACATCTGGCCCAGGAGCTGTGGACGCAGATTGATAACGGTCAGCTTGCGCCGGACCTGGCTGAAATCAGGACGTCCATTACGAATGTCAGCAATGAAATCACGCAGACCGTCAATAAAAAACTGGAAAATCAGAGTGCGGCAATCCAGCAGATACAGAAAGTTCAGGTTGATACAAATAATAACCTGAACAGCATGTGGGCCGTGAAACTGCAGCAGATGCAGGACGGACGCCTTTATATTGCGGGTATCGGTGCCGGTATTGAGAATACGCCAGCAGGAATGCAGAGTCAGGTGCTGCTGGCGGCAGACAGGATTGCGATGATTAATCCTGCGAATGGCAACACAAAGCCGATGTTTGTTGGTCAGGGCGATCAGATATTTATGAATGAAGTGTTCCTGAAATATCTGACGGCTCCCACCATTACCAGCGGCGGTAATCCTCCGGCATTTTCCCTGACACCGGACGGGCGGCTGACGGCGAAAAATGCCGATATCAGCGGTAACGTGAATGCGAACTCCGGGACGCTCAACAACGTCACGATTAACGAGAACTGTCGGGTTCTGGGAAAATTGTCCGCGAACCAGATTGAAGGCGATCTCGTTAAAACAGTGGGCAAAGCTTTCCCCCGGGACTCCCGTGCACCGGAGCGGTGGCCATCAGGAACCATTACCGTCAGGGTTTATGACGATCAGCCGTTTGACCGGCAGATTGTTATTCCGGCGGTGGCATTCAGCGGCGCTAAACATGAGAAAGAGCATACTGATATTTACTCCTCATGCCGTCTGATAGTGCGGAAAAACGGTGCTGAAATTTATAACCGTACCGCGCTGGATAATACGCTGATTTACAGTGGTGTTATTGATATGCCTGCCGGTCACGGTCACATGACACTGGAGTTTTCGGTGTCAGCATGGCTGGTAAATAACTGGTATCCCACAGCAAGTATCAGCGATTTGCTGGTTGTGGTGATGAAGAAAGCCACTGCAGGCATCACGATTAGCTGAATTTTATAACCCAGATACGGGCGCCAGAAATGGCGCCTTTTTTATTGCAGAAAAGCGAGAGGTAATTATGCGTAAATTATGTGCTGTTATTTTGTCCGCAGTAGTCTGGCAGGTCGCCGCTGCTACGCCAGCGAGTGCAGCAGAACATCAGTCCACGCTGAGCGCGGGGTATCTCCATGCCTCGACGAACGTTCCCGGTAGTGATGATCTGAACGGGATTAACGTGAAATACCGTTATGAGTTTACGGATGCGCTGGGGCTGATTACGTCCTTCAGTTATGCCAATGCTGAGGATGAGCAAAAAACGCGCTACAGCGATACCCGCTGGCATGAAGATTCCGTTCGTAACCGCTGGTTCAGCGTAATGGCGGGGCCGTCTGTACGCGTGAATGAATGGTTCAGCGCGTATGCGATGGTGGGTGTGGCTTACAGCCGTGTGTCGACTTTCTCCGGGGATTATCTCCGCGTAACTGACAACAAGGGGAAAACGCACGATGTGCTGACCGGAAGTGATGACGGTCGCCACAGCAACACGTCTCTGGCGTGGGGAGCTGGCGTGCAGTTTAACCCGACCGAATCCGTGGCCATTGATATTGCTTATGAAGGCTCCGGCAGTGGCGACTGGCGCACTGACGGTTTCATCATGGGTGTCGGTTATAAGTTCTGATTAGCCAGGTAACACAGTGTTATGACAGCCCGCCGGTTCAGGCGGGCTTTTTTGTGGGGGGGGGAATATGGCAGTAAAGATTTCAGGTGTTCTTCTGGATGGCGCAGGCCTTCCTGTTGCTGGCTGTCGTATTGAATTGCGGGCCAGGAAAACCAGCTCCACGGTAGTGGTGCATGTCGCCTCTTCAACACTGACTGCGGAAAATGGGCAATACAGCATCGATGTAGAGCCAGGTTACTACGACGTTACATTATGGCGGGATGGATACCCGCCGATACGTGCCGGTGATATTTGTGTAACCGAAACTGATAAGCCTGACACGCTAAATGCATTCCTGGATGCACCGACAGAGGCAGATCTTCGTCCTGAGGTAATGAAACAGTTTGAAGAAATGCTGAAAGAGGCTATTCGCGTGGCCGGAGAGGTGGAAAGTAACAGACATGCATCGGAAGAGGCTGCAAATTCAGCCCGGCAGAGCGAACAGAATGCCAGCAAACACGCTGCTGAAGCAGGAAAAGCGGCGGAGCAGTCCGGCAGTAATGCGCAGGCTACCGCAAGTGCCCGTGATGACTCTCAGCGGTATGCCATGAGTGCCGCTGCCAGCGCAGAGAGTGCAGAAAGAAGCGAGAGAGAGGCAACCGAATGTGCCAGCTCAGCCTCACAATCAGCGTCCAGCGCAGCACTGTCTGCTTCGACCGCTACTGAAAAGGAACTGGGGGCTGGAAATCATGCGTCGTCTGCAAAAGAAAGTAAAACCGCTGCAGAGCTCGCGGCTGAGAGGGCTACTTCTGCTGCTCAAAATGCGGCTGCTGATGCAGCCACACAATTGCGCAACGAAGTTCGTGAGGAGATAGACAGGGCATCGGGGCTGGCAGAAAGGGCCGAGGCAGCAAACGAGGGCGCCTGGCAGGCTCTTGCTGAAGCACAGGAAATAGCCAAAACACCCGGACCTCCTGGTGATAAGGGAGATAAGGGTGACAAAGGTGACAAGGGGGACAAAGGTGACAAGGGAGACAAAGGTGACAAGGGGGACAAGGGGGAGGGGATTGCACCAGCCGGCGTATTGCGGACTACACCGATGGGCACTGATTTCAACGATGCTGGTATGGGGACATATGCCTATCCATTATTAGGACAGGAAAACAGTAACGCCGCCGCAGTAAGTAATCACCCCATTCCCGGTTCAACAGGTAACACAGCCTGGGGGATTGTGTGGGCTGCACCCCGAAGCATCTACCCCGCTCAGGTGTTCATGAATTACCAAGGGCAGATGCTATCCAGAATCAAGGCCAACTACGGCTGGTCAGCCTGGTGGCAGTTTGCCGGAAAAACACTCAGTGAATATCCCGGAACGTATCTGTTTACCGTAACGACCGCTGCGGTCAGATATCTGCAGGAAGTTTCCGGTAGTACGCTGACACCACAACGAGCAGGAACCTGGGTTGCCCTGGGGGAAACGACCGCGAACGGTACAACACTATTTCAGAGGATAAGGTAATGGAAGAAGTGGACTTTATTACTGCGGTCAGGAATGCCGCGTATAACGAATATGGCGCTATCACCTGCGAGGTACAGTTTGAGGGGGCCGTGGATACCAGAGGGGAGCCAATATGGTCCCCCTTTACGGCCACAGATTTGGATGTTACAGACTACGGAAAGAAATTGTATAACTCTCTGGTAAATGGCGAGTATGGTGAAGTCACCCCCTTCTCAGCCACACCTGAGATGCTGGAAAGAGAAAAAGTTGCCAGGTGTGAAGAAATTAATCTCTGGCGCGACCAGCAGGAGAGTATCGAATACCTGATGGAGTTTAACGGGCGCCGCTGGGATTACGGTAAGCGTACAAAGGAACGTATTTCAACCTCACTGACTGTCGCCAGAAATGGACAGCTACCTGAAGGTTTTGCCTGGACAGACGGTGATAACAATATCGTGCCCGTCACTGCGGCCGAGCTGCTGGCTCTGGGGGATGCCATTGATCTGGCGATATTCAACAAAGGGGTGGAAATCAATACCCGCCAGATGCAGATGAAGGCTGAGGTCCGCGCGCTGCAAACACTGGAGGAAATTCGCGGGTACCGGATTGGCTGGCCGGAGGCGACAGGTGAGTAAATTCACGACACCAGCAGTGCTGGAGATGCTGGACGATTATCGCTGGCGACTGGTGGAGCCGTTTGAGTTCTGGCTGACGGACGAGCCGGAAGACGTCATCAGCGTGCCGGCAGGGTACGTCACTGACCTTGCCAGCGTACCGCGTCTTCTCTGGTCAGTGTTCCCGCCACATGGTCGTTATGCGAAAGCGGCAATCATTCACGACTGGCTGTATGACAACGCGTTGCGTACGAAGAAAGAAGCCGACAGGATATTTCTGGATGCGATGAAGGTGCTTAAGGTTCCGGCCTGGCGGCGGAGCCTGATGTACTTCGCAGTACGGTTGTTTGGTAAAGGGAAGTACCGGTCAGGCAGTATGGTAAGGCCGTAAAAAAATCCCGCCATAAGGCGGGATAAATGAGTTAGTTCAGTTTTAATTTACGGAAAATTGGGATATTCAGCACAAGTAGTATGCGCTAAAAAATTGAGGGAAAAGTGATACTTTTTATCCATGGAGAACTCTCAACATATCCTAAAGTGAGGAGCGGAGCCTGGCATACAACAGATTGATCATGACCCCGTTCCCTATACTGCCACACCAGAAGATACAGCCAAAACTGGCCAGCGCGTCTGGCAGGAACTACAAAGTGGCAAATGGAGCGAAATCGCCCCGTTCACCGTCACGCCCGAACTTATCGCAGCGGCAAAAGATGCCAAAAAGATGGAAATCGAGGCGTGGCGCCCAGAACAGGAAGCGCAGCCGTTCACGTTCGAATGGAACGGTCGCACCTGGAATGCTGACCCTGACTCACTGGCCCGACTCTATCCGGTAGTAATGGCGGCGAAATCCGATACGGCACGAACCACCCTTGCGTGGGGCGACGCTGATAATCAACAGGTGAAACTGTCGATGCAGGAACTTGAAGAACTGGCGGCAGCAATGGCGCAGGCACAGGTCGATCGCAATGACGAGATTTATCAGCGTCAGCGGGAGATGAAGCAAGAGCTGAATAACCTGGAGGATTTGCATTCAATCAGGAAACTGGTCGTTAGCTCAGAAAAACCTTGA